GAATCGCACTGATGTAGCGCCTGAAAATATACCATACCCGTTAAATGAATTTGATGATGTGGTAGCTAATGCATTTGTATCTTTACAAAATTTAGAAGAATTATTAAAGCATGCAAATACTAATACAGTTATTAAAGATAAATCACCTATAGATAAAATAAGTAAAGAGATTATTGGTTTAAAAGGTAAATTAGTTGATATTAGTAAAAAAGTTAGTAAAATAAAGTAATGAAAAAGATAATAACGTCATTGACGCTAACTTTACTAGTTAGTGGTATCTTTGGTATACTTTTTGAAGATTGGTTGGTATTTGGTCTTGCAACTATTTTACAAATTTTATTTTTTTACTTTTTTAATACAGTTTATGAAAATTATTTAACTAAAAAAGTTATTGAAGCTAATGCTTTAGTTGAAAAAGAAAAATTTAAAAATATAGTTAAAGTTGCGTGTCCATGTGGTGAAAATAATCAACAAGAAGTTTTATTATCATTTAATGAAGATACAATTTTTAAATGTAGTAAATGTGATAAAGATATAAGAGCTTCTACAAATGTAGGTACTACTTTAGTAACAACACCCTTAATAGAAAAAAATCTATGAATGAGTTAGATAAAATTGTATCAGAAGTACCTAGTGATTCGTTAAAGATAAAAAGTGATGATAAAAAAGTTTCAGTAAATGATATTATAGAATTTTTTACAGATAAAGATACTGAAAAAAATGCCCAAATAATTGCAGGTAGAGTTTTTCAAAAAAACAAGAAATTAAACTTTACTGAAACTTTTTTTAAATTATATGAAGAAGAAATTAAAAAAATAGAAACTAAAAATAATAAAGATTTAGATAATTCTTTTTTTAATTTAAATAAAAAAATACTTTCAAATAATATATACTATATAAAAGAAATTATTAATTTATATGGTTTAGATGAAAAAAGATTAATTATGTTTTTAGTAGGAACTCTGATACAATCTATATATGATGAAAAAAACTGATGATATTATTCAAAAATATGGTATAGATTATGTGGCAAGATTTGCATGTTTATATGAAGGCGTTAATGTAGCTTGTAGTAGAGCTGAAAGAATAGGCTATGATACAGAACATAGTACTGCATGGATTAAACCTACAGCATTCCAGAAATATATTGATGAAAGATATTTAGATATGAAACATGATATACAATTATATTTAAAAGGAGTAGATACTGATGAAATTTATCCCTGGGACGAGATTTATTAATCGAACGGATTCAAATACTAGATTTTTTAAAAAAAATAAAATATATATTCTTCAAGATATAAAGAAATTAAATGATAAAGTATTATATACCTTTTTAGTTGAAAATGAATATAAAGAAGTAAAGTTTGAATCTTTTAACCAAGCTGAAAATTGGTTAAAAACTATTGTAATTTAATAATAATCACCATATACGTCAGTATCGTTACCCGACATATCAAAAACATCTTCTTTACTTATATCATCAGTAGAATATAATTCGTAATCTTCCCTCTTAGGTACTGACGGTATATTATCACCACCAGGTAATCTACCTGCAAAATTATCTTCATATACTTGATCATTAGTAACCTTATTACCATTTGAAGATATTTGCGCTTGCAAAGTAAATAAATCTTCAGTACTAATATCGGATAATCCGCTTATATTAGTAGAAATATCAGCAAGCATTACCCCACCACCTTGATCATTGAAATCAATTTCAGGTTCAAAACTATAATCAAGACGTTTAGCTTTTAATAAAAATACATAATGACCTTGTAAATTATTAATCTCTGAAATATCTTGGTCTAATTTTTGCGTAATTTCAAAAAATTTAGCTTGTCTATTAGAAGGTCTATCATCTCCGTATTCAGATAATTCAAAAACGTCCCCTGCTTTAGGCTCAACTATAGGTCCAAAATCTGCATATCTATCATAAACTCCTTGAGGTAATTTACCATTTACAATATTATCTACATTATCTAACGGTTCAAAAACCGAAGATAGAGATTGAAATTCATCAAAAAATGATGATATATGGACATAAGCAGTTATTTCATCATCGCTTTCAAAACCAAATTTTGATAGAGTAATAGCATTTTCATTTAAAGTAACTGCTAAAGTTATTTCTCTAGGTTCTGTAAATATTGCAGTTGGTTGTTCCCCGTAAAAATTATCAGCGCTTAAAGTATTATATGTATTAACATAATATTTAACCTTCGTACCAAATTGATTTATTTGTTCTCTCCAATAATTTGAAAATAATATACGTTCACGCGATTGTATAGATTTATCAGTAAATCTAAAACAAGTCTCATCCGAGTTAACTATACCAGGAAATTCACAACTGTAGTCAATAATGCTCATTTTTCTATAACAAATTTATTTAAATTATTATCAAAATATAATACAATACCCGTACTACCTAATTTTTTAATTTTACCTTTATAGGGTACTACGTTATATTCATTTCTTATATATTCGAGATCACGGGTACCACATACTTTTTTACCTGTACCATCTCTTAATTGTTCTATTTTTTGATTTTTAGTTGGGTCAGTTTTAACATAGTCAGGAACTATATTTTCATGATCTCTAATATATCTTAAATCAGAGCTTACCCCTGGTATAGCTCTACGATGTCTATGATTTATTCCAGGTTTAGCTCCTTGATATTTATTTTCAAAAAACTTGTGAAATGTTAACATAATTATATTTAAGCAAAAAAAAGCGCAACCATATTAATATGATTGCGCGATATGAAATCTACTTTTTTTTATCCGAATAACTCTGCACCTGCAGTAGCTACTGTACCTGAACCTGCTTTATTAGCTTTACCTGTAAGATGTCCTTTTCCGTCAGCTAGTGGCTTTGGTTCCCCATCAATATATTTTGCTGTTGAATCTGATGCCTTTTTAGCTTTAGGTTTTACTGTACCTACTTTATTATTACCAGCATTTGTTAAACCTGTTTCTTTTGCGTTTACTAATGCATGACCAATATCTTCTGCGTCAACTGCTTCTTTATGGGTATCTTCATCTTCATCATCATGGTCTTCACCATCTTCATGCTCTTCAGCTTCATCAGATACTTCTTCCATTTCATAATCTTCATGCTCCATATCTTCATCAGCATCTTCATCGTCATCTTCGCCTAGTGCGGCTTTTAATGTGTCACAAAGTTGTTTTACCATATCACGATCTAGAGTTAGTGTTACTTGACCTTCATCGTCTGTTTCAGCAACTTCGGTATCAATGCCAAGAGCATCTAATTCTTGTGTTTCTTGATCAGAGTGCATTTCTTCACCCATCACGTTTTCAAAAAGTTTATCAAAAGTAGATTTCATATAATTATTTATACTCTCTTTTACCTTTTTCTCTATTTTTTTATCATTTTCATTATATTTCTCTTGAGAATATAATTCACTGTTATATAATTCATCTTCAGCTCCATTATGTTTTGGGTCAATAACATTGCCATATATTTCTCCTTTTTCAGCATTTTCAGGTCCAGATGTATTATCATTAGCAAAGCCATGTTTAACATCATTAGGTTTAACTGGTGGCTTACCAGGTTTTGAACCCATTTTAGCTGCTTTAACACCAGGGGCATTTTCAGATAAAATATTATTATTATATGTATTCCAAATTTCGGTTAGAGTATTTACTCGTGTCATGTAAATATTTATAGCAAAATGATTAATAATAAACAAAACTATATGAATAATCCTAATCTACCGACAGTAGGTGCTGAATTTGAATATACTCCTAGTATGGTTCGAGACTTAAAAAAGAGTAGAAAAAATATTTTACACTTTGCAGAAAAGTTTTTTTATATAATATCCCTTGATGAAGGAAAAAAGACTATAAACTTACACTACTGTCAAAAAAGAGCTCTACGTAAAATGAGAGATAATCGCTTTTTTATATTGTTAGCAAGTAGACAAATAGGTAAAACTACTATGATGACAATATATGCTTTATGGATAGCTTGCTTTAATAAAGATCAAAGAATATTAATTGTAGCCAATAAAGAAGGAACTGCATTAGAAATAATGAGTAGAATAAGATTAGCATATGAAGAATTACCTAATTGGTTAAAACCTGGAGTTAAAGAATACGGAAAAACTTCTATTCTATTGGCAAATGGTACTAAAATAGGAATATCCACAACAACTGGTACAGCAGCTCGTGGTCAATCAGTTAATGTATTAATTCTTGACGAGCTTGCTTTTATTGAACCTCACTTGGTAGATGACTTTTGGAAATCAGTATACCCTATTGTTTCATCTTCTAAAAGATCAAAAATTTTTATAGCTTCAACTGCTAATGGTACAGATAATCTATTTTATAAATTATATACAGGGGCTGAAAATGGTGAAAATGATTGGGCTTGTGATAAAATTTTATGGAATGAGGTACCAGGTAGAGATGAAAAATGGAAAAAACAAACTATTAATAGTATTGGTAGTAGAGAAGCTTTTGAACAAGAGTTTAATTGTGAATTTATATCATCAGGGGAGAGTTCAGTTAATGATGAATTATTTGAAAAATTAAACAGTAAAACAGTTGAACCTAAATTTATATTTGATGAGGGTAATTACCTTTTATGGGACGAGCCTTCTGAAAACGGTATATACATAGCAAGTGTTGATACAAGTGAAGGCTTAGGTAAAGACGCTTCAGTTGTACAAATTTTAGATTATACTGATTTAACTAATATAAAACAAGTTGCAGTTTATCATAATAATGAAATATCACCTTATAACTTTACCGAAAAAGTTTATGAAATACTACAACATTGGGGAAATCCTTTAGTTTGTGTCGAAAGAAATAATAGCGGTGGTCAAGTTGTAGATATATTAAAAAATACACATAATTATGAAAATATAGTTTCATGGGGTGGTTCTTTGGCTAATAGAAAAAAACAACAGCTTGGTATTATATCACATACTAACACAAAATACAAAGCAGTTACTAATATGAGATATTGGATTAATGAATTAGAGTCAGTTCAAATAAATGACCAAAGAACTGTAAAAGAACTAAAAAATTATAGAAAAGCTGCAAACGGTACATGGAATGCAAAGAAGGGATATAACGATGATTTAGTCACCTCACTAATGTGGAATCTAATAATACTTGATAATGACATAGTAGATACATATTTTGAAGTAATTAAACGGGACACAAATAATAGACCTTTAGAACTGCAGCAAATGGATTTCGGCATTAAATACTTTATGAACCCTACTTCTTTATATACCAATGAAAAAGAAGGGTTTCAAAATATTTTACCAGCCATTATTGGAAATGTTTCTAATACTGATAGTGAAATAGAAGAACTACAAATGCAAGGATATAAATTATGGGGACAATAAATCAGTCACAGTTTAATAAAAGTAGATTAGATAAATTTTTACTTGTTTTAAATTTACCTACTATACTCAAAGGTATCAATGAACAATATATTGGTAATAGGAAAAACACCGGTATAATTGAAAATAGTTTACAGTTTTCAGTATATGGTAGTGTTGTACCTAATATTCAAGTTGATTCTGAAAATCTTTACTATGCTGGTCAATCTACAAAAGTATCTAAACATACCAGACCAGTTTATGAAAACGTAACGGTTAATTTTACAGTTGATAATGAATTTAATAATTATTGGGTATTATATAAATGGTTAGATGCATTAAACGATGAAAAAATATCAACTTTTAATGGTAAAGAATTATTCGATAAACCTAATGTTTCTCCTAAAGAAAAAAATCAGAAAAAAACTTTAACACCTACTGACCTTTATCAAACTGATATAACACTGATAGGTAAGGATGAATTTGATAAAGACAAAGTAAAATTTACCTTTACTAAAGCATTTCCTGTTAACTTGGGTGGTATAAATTATAACTATCGTACTACCGATGAAATTGAAACTACTTTTGAGTTTGCATTCTCTCAGTTATTAGTAGAATTGGTATAATTTTTATTCGGGATGCTATAAATAATAGTATATGGCACGTACAATACAATCTCCCGGGGTAGAAATTAGAGAAATTGATCAATCGATCAGACCTGTAGTACCTGCAGGTACTAACGTTTTAGTAACAGGATTCAGTGATAGGGGTCCTACAGATGAAGTTATTCAAGTAACTTCTAGTAGTGAATTTGTTGATATTTATGGGGATCCAACCGCACCTGCAGAATTATATTTTTGCAACACGGCTAAAGCATTATTTAACAGTCCAGCAAACGTATTTGTTTATAGATTACCTTATGGAAGTAATAAAGGTGTCGGTTTTGGTAACAATTACAGCGCTTTGGTATACCCAGCTTCTGCAATTGAAGTAAACAATGATAATGAAACTATAAGTAAGTTACCAGGTTTTACATCAACTTCACCCACTAGTACAACGCGTACAGTTTTAATAGGTAAACCTGAGCATTTTACACTAACACAAGACCAGTATTTTAAAATTTTACAAAAAGATGGATTCGATTGGGTGGATACAACTACTAAAAGTTTTAATAATTTAGCAGATTTAGGTAAAGCGGGTATTATTGTTTTAAATAAAGCTCAAACAACTATTGATCAATCTTTTCAAGGTTTTTATCTAGGTGCAATTGATAATACTAATTTAAACCCTGCTACTAATTTTGATGGAATTGGTTCAATACAAACCACTACATCAGCAATAGATTTGGCCAACGGTTCCAATTCATTTATTACTTTACCATCCACTAGATTAGATAATTTACTTTCATCTAAGTCTGATAATAATTCAGATACTTTCGGTGCTTCTACTGCAAGTATATCAGAGCAAATGGAAAATTTAACTGATTATGATATCTCTACAAATATATTTGATGATACATTATCTTTTGGATTATTTAGATTAGCTTCAACCCCTACTACAAATAATACCATAAAATTGAGTTTAAATTTAGAAGAAACTGTTGTAGGTTCTACAGATTATCACAGAAAAATTAACGACCCATTAGGTGGTGAGGCATTACCGTTCAGAGTAGAAACTGATCAAGCTTTACCTAATATGGATATTTTAGTAAATGACTTTCTAAGTAATAGAAAGAAATCTACTTATTTAAATCCAGATGGTGTACCTCTTACTAAAGTTAGATTTATTACAAGTAAAGTAAATACTACAGCTTTAGTAACTAATACCCTATCTGCAGAATTTGGTGCAACTAATTTAGCAACTTATGCTAAATTATCAGCTGCAATAGATGATGTTCAAGCTAATAACTTTGGAGATACAGATAGTTTATTTGCTTTGGGATCATTTGCTAATACAGATCTTAGTACTAAAATAATAGGTAATGTACCTCAAAAAATTGATAGATTATTAGATACAGTAGAAAATACAGAAAGATTTGATATTGATATTACAGTTGACGGTGGTTTATCAACAATTTATTCTACTACTCAATATTTAAATGCAGATTCATATGATGATATAACTGCAGTTCCAGCTATTAGTTCTTTTAGAACAACAAAGACTGATGTTTCACAAGTAAGTCAAGAAAATCAAAAATACAGAACATTTTGGAATGATGTAGTAACTAGATTTACAACCTTTGCTGAATTTAGAAGAAGAGATCATATCCATATTCTTGATTTACCTAGGTCAATTTTCGTTCAAGGTGAAAGTTTCTTAACTTTGCAAGACAGTGATAAAAACTTTTCTAGAGATATACTTAACCCGATTAAATCATTTGCAGGATTAGTAAATACCAGCTATGCAGCTACTTACGGCCAATGGGTACAAGGAACTGATTCAACTTATGGGGGTTTGTCATATCTTCCATCTTCAGGTTATCTTGCAGCAATTATGGCAAATTCAGATGCTAATTTTGACCCTTGGTTTGCACCAGCAGGTTTTGCAAGAGGTAGATTAACTGGAGCTGCAGGATTAGCATTAACACCTACTCAAAAGCAAAGAGATCAATTATATAAGATATCAGTTAATCCTATTCCATCATTCCCAGTTGAGGGTCCAGTGGTATTCGGTCAAAAGACTTTACAAAAGCTACCAAGTGCATTTGATAGAATTAATGTTAGACGTTTATTCTTATTTCTTGAAAAAGCAACTAAGAATACAGTTAGAAACTTTATATTTGAACCTAACACATTATTAACTAGAACAAGAATTGTTAATACATTAACACCAATTTTTGAAAATGTTAAGAACACTGAAGGGTTATTTGATTATCTAATTATTTGTGATGAAAGAAATAATACCCCTGATATTATAGACTCAAATGAATTAAGAGTTGATATATACTTGAAACCAACAAGAGCAGCAGAATTTATTTTAGTTAATTTCTACGCAACTAAGACGGGTACAGATTTCAACGAATTAGTTTAATAACAAAGTCATTTAATTAAATAATTACATGGCAGATGCAAAAGTATCAGACTTAATTTCAATAACTTCGGCAGAAAGTGATGATGTACTTTATATTATAGATACATCTACCAGTGCTTCAAGAAAGATAACTTTTAATAATCTAGTAGGTAATTCATTAGCAGCCCTAGAATCAAGATTTAATCTTCTTAGTTCTAACTCTTCAATAGTTTTATCAGGTAGTATAACTGCTAATACTGATAATATTACCCGTATAGATTCAGAAATGGATTTTTTAAGCGGAGAAGTAGATAATGCAAGAACAAATTTTGAAGAATCATCTGATTTAGTTGATAAAGGTTTTACTGGACCAGTTACCATTTCAGGCACGTTATTAACATTTTTAAGCGGAGTATTAACAGGGGTAAATTAAAATGGCAAATAGAAAATTAACAGAATTACCGGTATTGAGTCAACCTTCTTTTGATAGTAATGATGAACTTTATATAGTTGATACAGCTAATAATTTATCAAAAAAAATAACCTTTACTAGTTTAGTAGGTAGTACTTTAAGTTCAGTATCAGCTAATAATGATTTATATAATTTAAGTAATAATTCTGCAGTAGTACATTTATCTGGTAAAATTGATACTAATACAACTGATATAGCTGACATAAATACACAGAATTCTTCTACTAGTACAAATATTTTTTCAGCTACCAGTGAAATATTTGAACTATCAGCAAAAGTATTTTCTAATGAAACTAATATAA